CGGGAGTTAGATTGCTCGATCGCCGGCTGGCTTCGTTGATTGGCATGTCTGGGAAAAAGGTGGGGCGCCGCTGATCGACGCCCCGAGTCAAGGAGAATCGCTACTGCTGGACGCAATAGGAGCCCGGCTGAATGGTGAGCGTGCCCGAACCGTTCGATGCAGCCAGTAGCTGCACCGTGCCGGCGTTCACGCCGTTATTGAGACCGAGAACCACCGTGTCGTGCAGGTTGGTCGAGGTCGACACGGTTCCGGCATTCGCCATCGATCCGGAGAAGGCGACGACGGAGGCGTCGCTATAGGTCGAGGTCGTCACCGAGCTATGCGCGCTCGACATCACGGAAGTGGGTGAACTGGGGCCGGTGAACTCGTACTTCGGACCTCCGGTGGCCGTCCCGGTTTGCCAGATGATCTCGCACCGCAGCGTATAAGACACTCCGGCATGAACCGGGAATGCCATGCCCGCCACGTTCGAGAAGGTGGTCGTGGCGTTGGTGTAAGTCGTCGACAGCGTCTGAACCACCGGATAGTTGGTGGTTCCAGAGATCACCACCACCCACGTTCCGACACCATTGGTGCCGGTGACGCAGTTGAAGATGTACTGGTCGACGTAATCGATCAGGGGGAGGATCGGCTGCTGAGAGGCCGTGCAGCTGCCCCACCGCGGATAAGCGGTGAAGGGGCCGCTCTGACCCGGCGTTCCGGCATAGACCACCTGGCCCATATTGTGGGTGGTGGCTCTGGTGCCGTTGGCGCCGCGGGTTACGGTCAGTGTGGTGCCGTTGACCGCTTCCACGTGGAACGCCTCGGTGTCGATGTAGAGATCGGTTGAGGTGCCGGCCGACAGGTTCGGCGCGGTGATGTTGGTGGCGGAAGCGACCACTATGGTGCGCATGCTGGTCGTGGTGATGGCAGTGGAGAGCGTGGTTTGCGTGGTGGTGGCCTGTGCGAACAGGCCCACGGAAGCGAAGGCCATCAGCACGATGGCCAGAGTGAGGACGTGCAAAATACGTTTCATGGTTGGTTGAGAATCCTTTCGATAGAGTTCGGGCCCGGAGCATGGCCTCAGGCCCGGTCAGCTCTTTACGCTCCGAGGACGCAGACCGCGCCGTTCGATTGGTACAGATTGCCGAAGCCGGCCAGGCTGTCGATGCGGTTGATGTTCATCGAACGCACCGGATCCCATGCTTTGACTTTGCGCACTTGGATGCCAGTGTCAGGATCCTGTGCGGATCCGGAGGCTTCTACGGCCTGCGGGACGTAGAGTTTGCCGCCGACTAAGGCGAAAGCGTGACGGGAGAGGCCGAGGCCTACAGTTCCGGTCTTGCCGTTGGGCGAAGCGGTTCCGGGCCAGAGGGTCAGCGCGGCGCCGGCCACTGGCAGGTTATCCACGTTCTGATACTGCGAACCGGGGCCATAGATCGCCGGCAGAATGTTGATCGTCGAGCCAGCGTTCGCCAGCGAGTAGCTCTGCTGCACGGTGAAGGTGCGCACACTAAGCGGACCAGCGGAGCGCCGCGTCATCGGGTTGACCGCGTTGACGTTGAGGATGGAGATCTTGTCTCCCGCGTTGATGGTGTCGCCGGTGGTGCCGCCCGAGATGTTGAGCGAAGTGCCGGACGAGCCAGCCGCGATTACCCAGCTGCCGGCCCAAGTGCCAGCGGTGGCTGCGTAGAGCGAGTTTGATTCGAAGAAATCGAATCCAGCCAGTTTGCCTATCGCTCCCTCTTTCCACATCGCGGTCAATTCATCGGCCGGATGGAAGATCGAGGTGATGTTCGAGCCCAGAGATTGCATTTGGCTCGAAGACACCAGCATGCAGCGCTTACCGGGAGGGCAGGCTTCCTGCATCAGGATCTGGCGCGCTTTGTAGTAGGTCGTGACCGAAGTGGGATCGGTGCCGAGGATGCCAACGATATTGGAAGCATTCTGCCAGGCGAATTGAGCGCAGCGCTGATCGAATTCCTGCGCCATAGCCGCGGCCGCAGGATCGAAGTAATTCTCGTTGAGCTCTGCCTCGGAGCGTTCCAATTTCACCGCTTTTTCGTAGTCATCCCACTCAAAAGCGATCTGGATCCACTGATCGAGCGAGACCGTGGTCGAGATGCGGGAGATGCCTTGCGGCGCATAGCCCATGCCATCGGACACGAGGAAGCGCTGCGGAAATTTGATTGAGACCTGCGAGCCGGGAGCGAATTCTTTTTCGAAATCCTTTTCCCAGCTGCGGTTGAAGTACTCTGCGACGACCAGCTTGTTGAGTAGGAGGCGCAGGATCTTCATCGAGACCCAGTTCGTGTTGAGGAAATTGTTTGCCACCGGGGGCGCTACTTTCTATTGCGGTGGTGGGCGATCTCTTTGGCATCCTCGGCGTTTTTCCACCGGGTGAATGCGTTAGCATCGCCGCGTTCCACTGCGGCTAAGGCACTGGCGCTCTCGTCGGGTGCAGCGGAAGCTCTTCCGCTCACTTCCGCTGGAGGGGCGGGGGCCTTTGATTTCGGCTTTGCAGGAGGTTCAGTGGCCGATAGAAACTTGCCATCTTCGCCGCGCTGTGGCGTCCCGGACTCTTCGGCCGGTTTCGCTTGCGCCGCTAGGGTCGCGCCTTTAGCAAGCTCATCTTTGGTCAATTTCTCGACCAGAACCAGCTTGCGAACGGCTTCTGCGGGGTTCGATTTGGCGAGCGACAGAAACTCGGCATACTCGGCCGGATCCGATGCCATGACGTACAGCACATCGGTGATCACCGATGAGCTGCCGAGCATGATCTTCACCGCCGGGGAGACTTCCTTGTCGTTGAAGATCTCCTTTGCGGAGTCAACGATTTTGGTCTCGGCGTCGGCTCCATAACGCTTTTTGGCGTCATCGAGCTTGGCCTGCATCTCCTTGGCGCTGGCCTTCTGCGCGTCTTCCTGACGAGCTCGCTGAACGGCCTGGTTGGCTTTGTAGTCCGCCATGTCATCGTGGTACTTGTCCATAGCGGTTTCGAGCTCTTCCCAGGTTCCAGACCATGTCGCGCGATCGGGCTTCACAGGGGGCCCGTCGCCAGTAGCCGGTTTGGCGGTTGTCTCCGGTGCTGCTTTCGGCTTTTCGGCGGCGGCGGACTGCTGGTCCGCCTGTACTTCGCGTTTGAAGGTCTTAAGCTCGGCGGGCGAGAGTCCCGCTTTCTTCAGATCGGCGAGCAGTTCGTTGAGGCGAGTCTCCGCGTTATTGCGCGGCTTTGCTTCCTGCGTATGTTTACCAGCTTCCGAGGCTGGGGCAGCTTTTCCCGATTTGTCATCGGCGGATGCGGGTGCCGATTCCGCAGACGGCGTCGATTCCTTGGCTGCTTTTGGCTTATTAGCGGGAACTTCGCCCGTCATACGCCAGTTGCTGTAGCCCTCGGAATCGGTGGGAATTTCAAATGCAGTTGCTGCGGGTGACGATTCCGCAGCTGGAGCCATTACGTCTGCCATGCTGTTTGATCCTTTCGGACGCGCGCCCGTTTTCCGCCTGGGCAGGCGAGGTTTAAACTTGAGGTATGACTCGGCGCTTGCTCTTTGCAACGCTCGCAGGATGCGTGGTCGATCCCGAGCGGCTATTGTGGAGGCCTGGGTCTAAACTTATTTCAATCCCGAGATGCAGCCCGAACGACTACCTGTCCCTCCAGGAAGAGCTGCGCGTGAACTATTTCGATCCCGCTGTGGCTAATTGGGAGCGTCAGTGGACCGAACATCTCTTCAGCAGCCTCAGAAACATTCGCATCGGGTGACGGCCTGCCATTCCTTGTCGAGCCGGCCGCGCAGCTTCACGTTCTTGACTCCGCCGGCCAGCCCGCGCACGTACGCATTCGCGTCGTCCACGAACTTGTTCCAGTGAAGAATCAGCTGGTCTCCACATCCCGCGCTTTGCGCGAATAGGGAACCGGCAAAGAGCACGAGCGCCAGGCGCCGCACTTTACGCCGCCTGCTGCTCCTGGTCCGGTTGCTGCTGCTGTTGGTCCGCTGCTGCCTGCTGTTGCTGTGCCGCAGCTTGCTGTTGCTGCTGCGCCATGCCCTGTTCGTGGGCCTGATCGGACAGCTGTAATGCGATCTCGTGCCCTTGCGAATGCAATTGCTGGTAGAAGTCCTCAATGAACTTCATCCGCTCGTTGAGTGCCTGAGCCTTGGTGGTGATTTCGGCTGAGACCACCTGAGCGTCGATCTTGAGGCGTTCGATGGTGAGCACGTTTTCTTCGTGCATCTTGGCGACTTCGAGGCGGAACTGATTCTCCACCACCTTGCCCTGTTTCTCCAGCACCAGCTTCTGCAGTTCGGCCTGCAACTCCTGAACGACTGACTGGGCCTGCTGTAATTGCGCTTGCGCCTGTTGGAACTGGGCGGCCTGTTGCTGCCCGTTATCGGTGGGGCTGATCAGCTCGGCCATCTCGTCGCCCTTCGGACCCAGGTTTTTCATCTGGATCGACAGGGCGAGCAGTTTCGCGGCCTGCGGTGGCGCGATCGGCAGCTTCGGCAGCTCGCCAATCAAAAGATCGAGGAAATCGGACACCGCGTCGCGCTGCGAGTCGTAACTTGGCCCGGTCGAGACCGAAGTATCATGCTCGGCATCATCGATCGGATAGTGCACCGGCTGGCCGGTCTTCTCATCCGGATAGGGCTGTTTGGTGTTGATGCGGACCTTGCGGCGCGATTCGTCGGCTTTGAGTAACGACATTTCGCGCTCGGTGTCATAAACCACCGGGATCCAGGATTCGATCACTCGTCCTGCCAGACTCACTGCACGGTCAAAGCCATCGATGAAGTGATAGGAGCCAATTGCCTGCTCGTTCTGAATCCGATCGAGCGCTACGCCTGATTTCTCGTTGTTGCGCTGCGCTGCTGTGGGCAACGGCACGATTCCCATAGCGCTCTGAATCGCCCGCCGCTTGGAGTCGATCGCGACTTCGAATGACTGGAAGTTCGGGGTGAACTGCTCGCGCTCCGGAAGGGCAATCGGCATACCGCCCGGCCAGTTCTCGGGGATGTCTGCCTCAAGGAAGGCCTGCGGGATCTTGGTAACGTCCGTCCAGGCCTGCCGCGCGCTTTCGAACTGCCCTTTCCAACCGCGGTACGGGACCTTGGGTGAGAGGCCGGCCTCTTCGGCTTCCTGGGAGACCAAGTAGGCCAGGCCCATCTGCGGATCACGCGCCAGGCGGATCAGCGAGAACAGCACGCGCTCGGCTCGGCCGCCTTTATCGAGATACCGTTCCAAGCCGATCATCGGAATGATAGGAATGATTCTGCCTGGCTGCGGAACTTTCTTCAGAATCTCGATGCCGTTCGTGATGTACTGAACGACGCTGCGCTCGTCGGGCTTGCCTTCGCGCTCTTCGACGATGACTTTCCAGTATTCCGCGGTGAGAATGTC